ATGACGCCGGCCTGTGTACCCCTGCGCGTGGAGCGCGGGGCGACGTTCCGCGACACGATGCGGATCATGCAACCGAGCCTTGTCTACCGGCCGATCACCCAGATCGCGCCGGTTGCTCCCGTCCGGCTGACCATCCCTGGGCACGGATTGCCTGGCACGTGGCTGGCCTGGATCGATGGTGTCAAGGGCATGCCCGAACTGAACCGCGCTCGACTTCGGCAATTGCCCCACCGGGTCGCGTCCATCGACGACGACACGATCGAGATCAACCTGCTGTCAGCCGTTGGGCTGGCGCCTGTGGGCGGGCAGTTGATCTACCAGCCACCCGTTGACCTGGCTGGCGCCGAGGTACGGATGCAGATCCGCGACGCGCCAGGCGGGACTGTGCTGATGACGCTGGCGCTCGGCTCCGGCCTTGAGATCGCTGGCGCCGGAACGATCTCGCGCGAGATATCGGCCTCCGATACCGCGGCGTTGGCATGGGCGTCGGCGGTCTACGACGTGGACGTGACATACCCAGATGGCACGGTCCACCGCTACTACAGCGGACCGATCACTGTGAGCCGTGGGGGAGGGTGCGATGGATGACGCCGCCGAGCCCTGGGCGCTGGCGATCGAGGTTGATTGCGAGCCGCTTGTGCTCAGCGAGATGCAGGAATACGCAGTCACCGTGACGCCGCCGGCCGATGTGCTTGTGGTTGTTGCGGGTGACCAAGGGCCTCCCGGGAGGGATGGCGTAGACGGTGCCCAATGGGGCGCGACAGATTGGTGATGACATGGCCCAGATTCGATTTTTCAAAGTGGCGACCCTGCCGGGTACGCTGGAACCCGATTCGTTCTACTTCGTCGAGAACGGCAGCTACTCGGAGTCCTACCTGACGAACAGCGCCGGCGTGGCGCGCTCGATCGGTAACAGCACGATGATCAACGCGCTGATCAACGAGGCGCTGTCCAGCCTACCCGGAACCGGCGCGCCGATCCTGTTCGTTGCGGATATCGCCGCGCGCGACGCTCTGGAGCCGGAGTCGGCGATCTTCGTTCTGGTTCAAGACGCTTCCGCCGACCCGACAGTCGAATCCGGCGCTGCGCTGTACGCATGGAACCCGGCGACCAGCGCGTGGCTGAAGGTGGCCGAGTATGAGTCGATGGACGTCGAGCTCAACTGGGACGCGATCAACGGGCGCCCGACGTCGACGCCAGCGCAAATCGACACTGCGGTTTCCCAGGCGCACACGCACGCGAACAAGTCGACGCTCGACAAGTTCAGCGAAGACGGCGGCCTGGTTCGATTCGGCGGGCAGCCGATCCCGGCCGAGTGGAACGGGGCGGCCTGGTAAATGGCCGTCCTCCAGACCCACAAGGTCGTCGCGCAGTTGCCTAATCCCTTGGCGCCGAACGCGATTTACTTCGTCCGACGCGGCACCGGATACGACCAGTTCGTCACCAACGGCGCCGGGGTGGTGGTGGCCTATCCGATGAACGTCCGCATCCCCGCGGCTGTTCCTGGGTATCTCGCCGATGGCTCCATGCTTCGGCTCACGATGAACCCTGACGGCCAACTGCCGGCCTATACCGCCGGCGGCGCAACTCTCAACCTACAGGTGCTTTTCAATGGCTGATGTACGACCGACGAAGTTGCAGAACGACGGCAACGGCTATGGCTCGCTTCGAGAGTTCGGGGACGGCGACACGGTGCCGGTTGCGCTTGGCGGAACAGGAGCAGCAACCGCTGCCGGCGCGCGCTTGAGCCTGTTCGACGCCAGGCTGCAGAACTTCAGCCTTCTGCTCGGTGGCGCTGACCAGCTCCCGTTCCAGACTGGGCCGAATAGCTGGTCGCAAACCCCGCTGACAAGCGTAGGGCGCGCTATGATCGCGGCATCTACGCAGGCAAATGCCCTGAACTACCTCGGCGGCGTTCCCAAGAGCCTGTCGTCCAGCCGGACCGTCTCGGACCCGAACACGGTACCGGACGAGTGCGGGTTCTACGGTATCGGTGCCGGTCCTTACTCGAACTTGCCGCCAGGCATCGATGCTCTGAACCCCATCGGGTCGATGCTCTATCACCATCCATACGACGTCGCGACCGCAGTGCAACTATTCGTGCCGCGGACCTCGAATATCCTGTATTTCCGCAGGAGGGTAGCCGGAGCGTGGCAGTCGTGGGTTCGCGTGCTATCCGATGCTCAGTTGCTGGGTACAGTGGCTCAGTCTGGAGGAGTCCCGCTTGGGTCGATATTGGAGCGAGGCAGTAACGCGAACGGGCAATACGCCCGACTCGCCGACGGCACGCAGATTTGCACGATCAGCCTGCTTGGCGCCAACGACCGCATGGCGAACACAAGCTACACACTCACATTGCCGGCGGCGTTCACTCCAGATTGGACCGTGGGGGTATCGGTATCCTGGGCGTCGCACGCAACGAACCCTGCAACATACAACGGCGTGAAGGTGGCATATGCGAACGGCACCTCGGTGACGTTCATCCTGGCTGAGAACCTCACGACAAACCGTTTGATCTTTTCCTGCATAGGGAGGTGGTTCTGATGTTGATCAAGCTTTCGCCGTTTGTACCGCTGCCCGGCGACGGCGTCGAGATGCGCGTGTCCGTTCGAGGGGATGCCCTCACTGTGAACGGTGTCGAGTTCGATTTTTCGCCATTAACGGAGGGAGGTCAGCTACCTGGCGCGGCGACCGGTTCGTCCTGGTTTGAGGGAGTGATTACCCGCCAGGCTGGCCGAATCGAGCTGACGCTGCGTCTACCGCTGGCGCCTGACGCAAGCGATGCCGCTCGCTTCCCGGCTCCCATCGAGGTTCTCGAAGGAGATGTGGAGTTGCCGCGATGATCGATTGGAGCAAGGTAAAGACCGCCGAACAGCAGGCGCAAGAGCGCTGGCAGGCTGAGTACGATGCCGCGGCCGTGGCTCGGGCAAATGCCTACCGCCTGGAGAGTGACCCGCTCAAGACCGAGGCCGAGTTCGATGCGATCAAGGCCGGTACCGAGCCGGACTACAGCGCCTGGGTGGCCAAGGTCGAGGAGATCAAGGCCAGGTATCCACTGCCGGTGGCGATCCTGGGCGAATGA